AATTCGTTTTGTATCTTTTCTTTGCTTACTTCTGGGGCTTGCTTCAAAATACTTGCTAATTCTTTTTCACTCAAATCAGCTTCAACAGTAGTTGAATCTTTTATAGCTACAATCTTTGGTCTACCTTTTATTTCTTTGGTTAGTAGTTCTTTATATTCTTTTTCATCAACATCGGCAGTAACGGTTCCCGATCCTTCTTTAAAGTTTATTTGTGGTCTATCACCAATTGTTTTACTTGGTGATACAGCAACATCAGCCAAGTAACTATCCGCTTTGTACTCTTTGCTAGTGATTTCAGCCCAATCGTATTGAATTGTTAATGTTAATTCATTAAAGTCTTCATTGGAATAAGATAAACTAGCGTTTTCCACGGATGAAACCCATGGATTTTTCAAAGTCCATGTTTGCGTTGGTTTGAACTGAGTGGAACTATGAGCATAGGCGTCATATTGGTTTATTGTCATTACCAATATACCGTCTTCTTTAGAAATATTTGATAATCTATCAAATTTAAATTTGTCTAAATTAAATAGAACTTTAGAAACGCGAGTATTCCCAAAATATTTTTCGCCGTCTTGGCTAAAATAAGCATCAATAACTTTAAGAGTTATCGGCTTCCAAGTAATAACACCGGGATACTTGTATGTATTATTTAAAAGTCTGTGTTCAGACGTTTTTATTTCATAAGAAGGCAAAGAGCACTCTTTTAGCGCCATTTCTGGCAAAAGAATGCTCTGTCCTAACTTAACTTCTAGAGTCCATCTATGTTGTCTAAGAGGCTCTACCAGATTGTCATCTGACCAAAATGCCATGTATAGCTCTTATTATAAATTATCTGTTAGCAGTTGCTGCTGTTTGACCGTTTAATTGTGCCCAATCGTATTTAACTGTGCAGCTAATTTCAACGATTTCTTCAGCTGAATAGTCTAGTGAACCAAATTCTACGTTTGTAAATAATGGTTTGTATAATGACCAAACTTCGATTACATCACCGTCTGGATTGACTTGGACGATATCTAAATTACCAACAACAGCGTTCATCTTAACTTTGCCAATTGTTGTTTTTGCATCAATATCATCAACACCTAAACCTTGTGGACGGCGATAACCAGCACGCTCTAAGAGAACGTCTAATAAGTTTGTTGCATCTGGATCTGAAACCGATGCAAATGTCATATTAATTTCTTTCCAAGTCAAACGACCGGGATAGTTAAATGTATGATTCAACCATTTGTGTTCAATTGAGCTAATTTCAGCTTTTGGTTTATCTACTTTCTTTAAGGCATATCTCAAACCATCTAGAACGCCTGAACCGAATTGTACGTACCATCTATGTTGACGTTTTGGTTCTAATTTCTCTGTACTCCAGAATGCCATATTTTTATTCTCCTAAAAACCGGATACTACTTTTATATAGTATCCGGCTATAATTTATTTATATTAATCGTTAAATGATGCGCCAGTATTTGTGATAACGAAGTCTAGAGCGATGAATTCAATAGCACGTGTTGGCTTCAATAAGATCTTGGCATAAACAATGTTACGATCAACTAGATCTGGTGTTGTTGTTGTTTCATCTAGGATAACTCTGAAATCTGATAGACCAAATCTTGCCTTAACGCCATCTAGGAATGGAATTGTTAAGTTGGTGAATCTCTTCCATGTTACTTGGATGTTTGGATCGAATAGAACTGTTGAAGCGTAACGGCTGATTTGCTTCTTCAAGTAAATCATCAAACGACGAACGTTGATACGGTCTAGAGCGCTTGGTGTTACTTGTAGTGTTTTTTGACCAAAGATAACAATACCTTCTGCTGGGAATGTAGCAATTGGGTTGATGTTTGCATCGTATAGCTTATCACGATCTTTTGATGATAATCTTGCTGCTGTTTGTAGAACTGGTAGACCTGCTGCACCGCCTGATAAACCACCACGGTTGAAACCAGCTGGTGCAAACCACAATTCTGTTCTACGTTGTGAACTTGAGAATGTACCGATTGCAGCAACTGATGGTGGAACCCATACTGTATTATTGCTTAGGTCATCTTTGATTAATACCCATGGGAAAAACGCACAACCATAGCTGCTGTTTAATGCGCGATCCTTTAGACTAGAAACAACCGCATCAACGTTTGGTTTACGTTGTGCTGCTGTTGTTGAATAACTATCTTTACCCTCTTCTGGAATATAGTCACCCTCTAGATCAACAACCGCTAATGCATCGCCTCTTGATTCACACTTTTCAATCAATAATGAGGTCAAACTAGCATTGTCAACGCCGGGAATTGCTGCTAAGTTCATTTCAACAACTTCTGCATCAGCAATACTTTCAATTGCAACTTTAATACTGTTGTATGCGTAACTTGTTGTTTCAGTTTTGCCACTTAGTACTCTTCTATTGAATGGATCTTTTTCAATGATGTTTACACCGTCAAAACCACCAACTAATGGTACTGTAAACTTATTGAACTTGCTTAATAATAATGATGAACCATCTGAACCGGTAAAACCTTGTGCAGTAATTGAGGTACCAGCTGTTCTATTGCCTTCTGTCCAAACTGAAGCGGTATTAGCAATGATTGTGCTGCCGCTAATTGAACCACTTACGTCATCCAATGAGAACACAAATTGATAAGTAGATGGAGCAGAGTTTACTGGTGATGCTCTTACAAAATCAACAATGTCTTTGTTGTGCTTCTTGGTTGTAGCAACGTTTGTCTTAAAGCCCCAATATAGAGAAGCTAGTGATGGAACAACACTGTCTGCGCTTGAAGTTAATAATGGAACTTCTGGTAATACAAAGCTTGCTGTATAATTATTGTTGCCAGTAATTGCTGTATTGATGAAGCTAAATGGTGCATGGTTTGAACCACTGGCGCCAGATATCGCGTTTGCCGTATAAACTTTTGGACCATAGAAACCATATGGTAATAAATCTGTATCTGTTTCACCGCTTTCTACTTCTGGTACAACCTCAACACGGATGAACTTTGATTTATTGGCATATGTGCCATATTCTACGAATGATTTATTGTCGTAATCCCATTCAGTAAATTTATCACCAATCTTCTTTGAGATAAAGCTTTCTGCTGATGGATCTAGTGTTAGACCGGTAAATCTTTCAACATATTGTGGATTTACGTCTGTATCATCAATTTTTCTGATTGATACTGTAAATGTACCAAACTTAACAAATTGATTTGGTGGTTCTTTAATATTTTCTATTGAAATCTTTAGATTTTGGCTATTCCATTCACCTTCTGATAAGCCGTGGAAACGGAATAGTTTTTGTACTGGATATTCACCATTGCCATTTGGCGCCCATGAACCTGTTGCGCCTTTGTGTTGTGAGAAAATCCAGCCGGTTGCAGCTGGTTGAGCTTCTTGTTTAAAATTACCAAAGTTGACTGAGCCTGTTTCTAATTTAACAAGAACAGCGGCGAAATCACCAGAGATTGAGCCGCTGTTATTTTTCTCTACCCAGCTCTTAAATGTTTCGCCTAAGAAATATTCTTGTAAAGCAGGATTTTCTAAAACAGCATTATTTGTTAAAGTTGGGTTTGTGTTCAAAACAGAACGGATATATTTTTTAGAATTTTCATCAAAATTAACACTTGAAGTCGTACCACCAGCGTTAATTTTAACCTCTAAATTTGAACCAGCGCGAACCCAAGTTCCTAATTTATTTGTAACTGTTTCTAAAGAGCCGTTTAGAGGTTTACCAGTAAGACCAGTTGCACCAGCTGCTTCAGACGAATAGATAATAGCAGCTAAAGCAGCAGAGGCAGTACCATTTGTAACGAAATTGTCTGTGGAGCTTTGAGAAATTGGCATATAAAATAAACCATATGCATTATTAAATTTCCAACCAGCTGCACCATCACCAGAACCAGCAGTTGTTTCATCTGGGTTTTCATATCCGCCTAAACGGACGAAAGTAACTGGCGATGAATTACGTAAATATGCTTGCGCGGCATAAACTCCATAAGTTGGAGCAGTTTTGTTGCCATTTCTCCAAACATCGCCACCAACACCACCAGCTACTGGTTCACCAAAGATTTCAACGAAATCTTGGAATGATTGTACCATAACAGGACGCATTACAGGACCGCGTAGAGAACGACCAATGATCACTGGACCCATTTCTGCTGGGGTTCTTGGTAATTGTGAGTTGTCTATTTCGTTAATAAACACACCGGGACTTACAAATCTAAATTTATCTACTGACATTATTTATTTCTCCTTGGGAGCGAGTCAAATTAAAATAATTTATTATAAATAGTAGAGCGCATATTCAAATGTCTTTTTTACTTTGCATTAAACACACTCTCTCTAGCTTTAATACATTTCGCATCTACTTCAAATTTATGATCAATTTGACCAAACAAGCGCTTTGATTCGTTCAAAGAAACGATCTCATAAAACGTATCACCGTACAATAAAAAGTCGCCTTCTCTAACATATAAATCTTGATCTTCAATCAATCGTCTACGATGGAATTTAACTGTTATTGAAGTAACGCGATCTACGCCAAATGCTTCTGTTGTGGTTTTAGAACCC